AATGTGTCGCTTCCACTCCTTTGGGTTACAAGTGCAAGGCACATAGTATTTGTGTTGGAAGATTCGTGCGTGAATACGAGATAGTTCCTCGTGGTAGATAGGTCGTAGTTCACGACCATTAAACTCCTGAAAGAACCCTTTCAAGAAGTTGTATTCACTCTCCTCAAGACACAACGGTTGAGTCTTCTTTGGGAACAACTTATTGAGCTTCTCCTTACGAGCATCACACCCACAATCAATACCTGTGAGTTCAGCAAAGGTGTCTACTACTTTCTTGATTCCTGTAGCCTTTGTGATTTTCTCAATGTCATCTCCTAAACCTTTAGATGCGCTCGGCTTCGCCGTTTTGGAAGTCTTCGTAGTCTTCCCCGATTTCTTCTCGGACATATTCTTTGGATTTTTTTAGTGTATCAAATATGGAGAACAGACTGATGCCTGTCTCTTTTTCTATATCCCTCATTGACATATCGGTGGTGTGGTATATCTCAAACATCTTTTGGTCATACCAATGTTGGTCTTCCATCACTTGCCATACCTTGTCAATAAGGCGTTCAAACCCTTCGGCTTGTTCTATATCAAATAATTCTTCTTCTTGGTCGTACTCTACCATATCCCCCGTGAAGACAAGGAACTCTTTCTTCTTTTGGGCTTGGCGTACCATATTGCGAATAGTGACCCATACAAACAACTTGTTGGGTTCACCCTTGTACATTATGCGCTCTGGGTCTTCTATGTACCTGTTCAAGCGGATGTACATCTCTTGCACAACATCTTCAGCGTAGTCTCCTGCGCCAAAACTATGTGCCATCTTCAGCCACTCCTTATGCTTGGTTGCTAAAAGATTAAGTACGGTCATTGCCTTCAGTTACCCAAGTCAATACAAAAGCAAAAACCCCAAAGCACAACTGCAAGGAGTGGTACTTGGGGTCTTCATAATCATCATTCATCTCGGAGTTCCAATAGTTAATACCTACCAGAAATCCTGCAAGGGGTGCTATGTCAAGTGCAAAGTTCATTTTGATGTAAGCGGTTTATTTCCTGTTCTTTAAGATACAACTTTTCACGAGTTTCTAACAACTCCTCCCTCAAGTTATTAACACGAACTATCAACATAGCATTTTCTCTTGCAAGGCTCTGCTCAAAAGTCTCATCTCCTCCTTGTAATCTCTTAACGATGTCACAGGCATCTTGGTAGAATCTTGGGTAGGCTCTATCGTATCGTAAGTTCGTGTCGTGCCACTTCGTTGCGTGGATAACCGTAGCGTGGTTCTTCTTGGTTACTCGTGCGATCTCTAATGTAGAGAACAAATCTCGTGCCGCAACCATAAACGCAAACCTTGCCATCACATTCTTATGTTGCCTTGATGGAGTGATGTGGTTGATTCTAATGTATTCGTTGTACTCTTCTTGTAATAGTAATTCGGTTGGTCTCATTTTAGATTTTCATTAAGGTTATCTAATCTACTTTCGTATTGCTTAATTAGTTCAGCTTGTTTTCTAATGGTTAGTTTAAGGTCGCTATTCTTTGCTTCCGCATCCCATACCATATGTTGTACATCCTCTACCATTTCTATAGCAGTAGACATAGCCGTATAGATACTTAATAGGTCTATGAAGATGTCCATCTCGTATCCGTTGTTCGTGTCTTGTGGCTTTAGAGCGTGGGCGATATTCATCAAGTCACTATTCTTCTGGCGTAACCATAGAAGAGCAATGCTCTTACTTCCTCCCCTCCAATTGTAATTCTCTTCCATCTTAAAAAGGTAAGTTACTTTGTTTCTTCTCCTTCATACAAATTAGATTTTCTCCGTGAATCTCAAAACCTACATTATCAGGCAAACTACGAAATCTTATTGGTTCATCCATAGGAGTAGGTCTACCACCTGTCTCTACCTCCTTTACCTTTCTTATGTGTACTTGGTTGTACATCCATTCAGTAGGGTGTTGAATATAACGATGGATGACCACAAAGTCATCAGCTCGGTTCACAAACTTACCTCCTCCTTCAATATCAGCAGAACTTGGTGGAATAGGGTGACCTGCATACTCGTGTCCTGCTGCGTGTTTCATACGCAAGGCAGAAGTTACTGCGTGAGTGTTTAACCAGATGCTCACATCGTGTTGCTTTGCCCATTGTCTAAAATGGGTAGCCACCTCATAGTCGTACTCGTGACCTCCAAGAGTTGAGAACATATCCTTGTCCTTTACTAATGAGTTGTAAGGGTCAATCAAGAAACCATCAAAACCCTCTTGGTGATAGATGTCAGTAGCCTCCTCAATTAAGTCCTTATAGGTGTACATCTTCTTATCGGTGTCTATGATGATGAAGTACCTCTGGATTAAGTCTTGAGCCATATAGAACTCATCCTCTTCTATCTTGTTGATGGGCTTACCCAAGAAGAACTCCGATATTTTCTTTACCAACGATACAGGCGTGTTCTCGGAACTGAAGACCAACCATCGGATGTCGTTGACTATAGATTGGAGGAGCATCATATACAAGGTTACGGATGTCTTCCCGACATTGGCGTGTCCAAGTATCACATTAAAGTTTCCTCGCTTGAAACGAAAGTGGGCATCCAAGTTCCATTGACCGAACTTTAGCCCTTCCTTGACTTTGCCGTTTCGCACATCATCAAGTTTACCGAACACATCGGCATAAGATATTTTTGACATAGAGTGTTTGAGTTAAAAAGGGAGGGCATTGCCCTCCCCTAATATACATCTTTAGAATGGTAAACCATCTTGGTCTACAGGTTGTGATTCCTCACGCCCTTGAAAGTGTTGCTGATGAGTTGCTTGGGCTTGGGCTGCGCCCTTCTTCATTACCCAATCAGCAAAGGTCTGTGCATTCGCAATGACTTGTTGAGGCGTACCTCCCAACTCGGCTGCTGCTTTTAATGCGGTTTGTCTAATAATACTCTCATCCTTTGAGGTGGTTGCACCTCCTGTTGAACCTCCAGAAGAAGGTGTAGCGTATTGAGGGTTAACAGGCTTGACCGTATAATAGGTCTTGCCGTTGTACTCTCTTGGAATGTATTCGTAAGTAGCCTCTTGTCCTACTACGAACTTGTTTTGATTCGGGTCTTTGGAATTGTACTTCCCATTATCTCCGTTCTCAAATGTTACATAGAACCCATAAAGTGTTCCATACTGCCCTTGATAAGGCTCTCCTGCGGACTTAATGTCCTTGACAATAGATGTTTTAGTCATCGTATTTAAATTTAGTTAATAGTTCAAAGTTAATTAAAATGTTGATATGTCATCAACCCAGAGAGGAGTTTTTTCTCCTACATAAGAATTAAATGTATTGTAATCCAAAAACTCTATGGCTTCTTCCCAACTCATATCTCTGGACATTACTTCAATGCATTTCTGTTTTGAGTAGACAACCTTCCAAAGGTTTGGCTCAAATCCAATGATAGCATCATCAAGACCATCAGCAAAAAGAACCTCATCTTCTTGAGCGTATCGCTCAATTATTATTTCCTTCACTTAATACAGGATTTATGAGTTCAACTTCAACTTCACAATAATTCCTTTCAACATCCTTGTCATAGCGGATAGTGAGCTTGTGATAGTATTTAGGACTGTCATCAGGAATCCATCCGTTAGCAACGAGAGTATCAGCAACAAACTTTGAGACAAGTACATTATTGTCCACATCGGCACGAGTATTGTACCTAATACTGATAGTGCAGCCCTCTGCACAATGGTGGTCATAACGAGCCAATTCTTCTTCAACGATTTTCTTATAGCCATCTTTAATTTTTTTACGATATGTCCAATGCTTACCTGCATATAGACTATTTAGACTTATAGTTTTTGGCAATTTCAGCAGAAGTCTCAAGGTATTGTTCATAAGCGATGTATTCTAATTCTTTCTCTAAATGGTCAATAGCCTTTTGGATATCCTGCTCAATAGGGTTGCCCTCTTTCTTACCTGCTCGTAGGAGATAAGCAATGGCTACACCCAAGTTGTAGTTATCTCTTTGAAAGTCCATACAGACATCAAAGGCTTCTATCTGCTTGTACTTACCTGAATAGTAACTTGGTGTCAACTTCCGTTTGATGGTACTTTGAGAGTTGGGCGGAGTTGCCCCTGTATTGTAACCGCCTGTCATCGTAGAATCCGAAGTGGAGGTAAAAGTGGTCTCGTAAGGTGATTTCGTTGATTTCATATTCTTCTGGGTATTCGGAGATATTATATTTCGCCTTCATTACTTTCCTTAAACGCTTTAAACAAGTTCATTGCTGATTCAGCACTAATTCCTTTTAGAGAGTAGTCTCTAATAATAAACTCTCTCAAGAGTCTTACTTCGTTTGCGAGTGCCTCTACACGAGCCTCACATAGTTCCAGATATTGGTCTTTAATGTCCATAGTGATTTTGATTTGATACGAATGTACACAAAATTATTTACATACAACATAGAGACAAAAAAAAAGAGGCTACTGCCTCTATATATAGATATATCTATTTATATATATAATAAGAGACCTATAGGTCTCTATATATATACTATATACTATATCTCTTTATATATAATATATATAGATATAAAAAAAGAAAGGTGGGTTACCCCACCAACTTAAACACCTGTATGTTATCAACGACTACTTAACACTACCTCTCTTGTCAATAGTGCGTACCGCAAAGTATCCACCTACTACCGTTACACTCAACATATTCCATAGGCTTATCCAACTGTCGTTGACATCTACCCAACCTAATCCATCAAAGAAGGTCATAAACACCAAGAATGCTATCACGACAATTAAGGTAAGAGGTCTTACATTCTTACTCAACCAAGAGTCCGATGTCATATCGGATTTCCATCTACTGCTTATCTCGGCTTCAATAGAGGCTCTTATAGCCTCTTTCTCCTCTGGAGTGGATACATACCTATCTACGACATTAGAAACCGCTTCTATGGTCTCCTGTGCGCTTTTTCCGAGTATTTTGTTTAGTAGTGGGTTCATTACAATTTTTTTTACAGGTACATTCCTTTGGTTCAGTTACACACCACTTACGAACCACAAGCTTCACATTCAGGGTTGTCTATGCTACAAGCCTTGTCGTTTGCCGTGTCTTTGGTGAGTTCATCTACAAAGTCCTCAAAGTCATTTGAGAATCCGAAGTCAGTATCATTCATATTATTCACTTATCATTTTTGCAATCTTACTACTCATATTTTCAAAGTCCCTAACGAATTGCGGATTATTAACGATGTCATCATTACTTCCTACAAAATCCATACCTACGATACCTACAACCTTACCCTTATGAATCAATGGTCGGCATATAATGGATTTGATGCCTTGCTGCTGCAAAGTGATTCTTGAGGTATAGTCAGCCATATCCTCAATGTTGTAGTAGGTCATACGACCAGATAGCACCTCGTTAATCCACCAACTGAATAAAGACACCTGAAGGTTTTGTAGGTTCTCCGCCTCTCGGCTGATGCCCTCTGCTACCATCTCATAAGTACAACTAAACCTCTGGGCATGTTGTCCTGTATAGAAAGTGATTCCATTGTGGAACTGAAAGACATAAACTCTTGATGCTCTTGACTGAACCATTACCTCACCCAATTGCTTATTGATGTTGGTTGAGGCTTGAACTTGAGTAGGTATCGGGTCTTTCTCTAATTGCTTAACGATGACATCTTGGAAGGCATATGCCAATCCCATAAAGAATATCATCACAAGAACCCACCAACGCTTCTCTTTCTGTATGAATGTAAGAATGCTATTAATCACCTTAAAATGCTTTATATCGTGTCTTTCCGTTTTCTTTATATGCTACGAGTACCTCACCTCTATTGCCTTCAGCTTTGTAACTACAATGTACCCACGCAAATTCTCCAAGATCATCTGGAAACTCACCTATCAATTGGTCAAAGGTTAGGTGGTCTTTGATGAACATAAAGAGTTCACGGTTGGTGTATCCACTTGTAGACTGCATATCCAAAGCCTCGCCTTTTGAGTGTTGTGAGTTGTTAGAACCTCCTATTGCTTTGTTCAACTGCTTTGACCGATAACCAGAAGTAACTCTTAATGGCTTTCCAAAGTGATTGCGACAGGGCTGAAAGATATTCTTTGCAACTTCTCTTAAAGCAATTAGGTGTGTTGCCGTTGGCTCGTTCACAATCCCTTTGCGTAAAGCAGTCGCAGAGTAGGTCGCTTCTGCAAGGCTTAAATTTTCGCATAACATCATATCGTTGTTAGTTCTATACAGGCTTCATCGGATAGGGCAGTTTCAAATTCTACTAATTGCTTAATGTAGGATTGGTGTTGGCGGTTTGGAGTAGTAGTATAATTTAAATACCTCCAATCTAAAACCTCATTACCAGTAGACAAGGTATTTCCGCTTGGGGTATATGGTGTTCCGTTCACGAATAACTTTGCATTTGTACCGCTTTTATAAAAAGCCATTTTAATAGTTGTACCAAGTGCTGCTCTCCAATCAAACATATTCACAAATGATACTGAACCACTACCTCCTCCCGTTCTGCCAAACTGAAAATAGCAGTCATCATTTTCTATAAAAAAATTATAGGCGGTGCTATTGTTAGAATTTAATAAATACAATCCGTCCTTTGTCAATTCAAATTCCATAAACAAAGTGTAGTTCCCTGTATAAGCAAGATTTGAACCTCTATCACAAACATCACCCAACCTCGTTTGCGATACCCCATATGTAGGTATGTAACTTGTGGGATAGGTCGCATCTTGCTCAAGTTGGAATCCATAGCCATAGAAGTAATTACCTATAGTT